TCGCGACCCGTGGAGATGCGCACCAGGCTCTGGCGGGGAGCCAGCGCCGTCGCATCCACGATGTGCCAGGCCCCGTCGATGAACGCCTCGGCCACCGCGTGGAAATCCATGGGATCGAGCCCGGGTGCATAGACCGCCACGAGCCTCGCGGGCACATCGAGCGCACGCAGCAATGCCACCACGAGATGCGCGTAGTCGCGACACACTCCCTGCCGTGCCAGCAGGGTGCGCACGGCGCCGTCGGTGGGGAGACTCGAGCCGGGCACGTAGCTCAGCTTGTCGCCCACCCAGGAGCTGACACCGTCGAGCAGCGCCCTGCCCTTCAGCCCGGCGAACTCGGACACGGCGGTCGGCAGCAGGATGTCGGACTCGCAGTAACGACTCGGCTTGAGGTAGGTGATTCGATCGATCGCCGTTATCGCGGCAGGAACCGCCTCACCCGTCACGGTGGCCCAGTAGTCCATGGTGAGGGTTCCGGCGCCCACCGTGAACTGGTGCAGGCGTGTGCCGTGCAGGTCGCTGATCTCGACGGGAGTGATCGTGCTGCCCCCGTAGCGGAAGTCGAGCGTCTCGACCTCCCGCGTGATGCCCTCGGCGACCGACGCGGCGAAGACCATGGTGACCGGGCTGTCGATGCGGACGGCGATATGGGCGGAGACGGAGCGCTTCATGAGCAGCATCATGCCACCCGAATGTTTCGGGATGATGTTGCGGACGGGTCTGGTAGGTTTTGTGGTGCATGCCCTCGTAGCTCAGCGGAAGAGCGCTTCCCTCCGAAGGAATAGGTCGCTGGTTCAAATCCAGTCGAGGGCACCACAGAAACCCCCGGTCACCCGGGGGTTTCTTCATTTGGCGGAAGAGTCGGAAAACGCCGCGTGGGGCAAACGTGGGGCACGGTGCGAAAGAGGGGCACCGGCTCGCCGCTTCGGCTCTCTATGCTTCGGGCCATGACACCCCGAAGAATCGCCCCCGCCGCCCTCGCTCTGGTCGCCCTTCTGCTCGCCGGATGCTCGACCGTCCCGAGCGGAACGCCCGAGGAATCGGCCTATCTCGACCTCGCCCGAGGCTCTGCGGAATCCGCCGGCTATGGGTGGTCTTCCGACTTCAGCGCGGCCACTCTCGACTTCGGCCACACGACGTGCGCCGAATGGGCGCGCGACTTCCCCGACAACACGCTCGAGCAAAACGTGGCCGGGACTCAGGCCAGCATTCGACTCAGCGAGACCGACCCGGGCAAGGCCGCGCTCTTCGGTGAGTTCGTCGCCTTCGCGTCGCAAACACTCTGTCCCGCGCCCTGAGACCCGCAGGGACGACAAAGAACCCCGCCTGACCCGTGAGGGCCAGGCGGGGTTCGTTCGTCCACGAGCGCCGCAGCAGGCGCTTAGTTCTTCACGTCGAGATATACCTGGCTCGAGCTCACCTCGCCGCCTGCCGTCGTCGCGACGATGGTGGCGAAGTGCGCGCCGTTGGCAACCGAGGTCGACGCCCACGGGCTCGCCGTCCAGATCGAGTCCGCGCCGAGAACAGCGGGCCGCGATACTCCACCGATCGACACCCGAACAGCCGTGGCCGCGAGCTGCGGCGAGACAAAGAGCTCGAGCGGAATCGCCCCGGTTGCGGTCTGCCCGGATGAGCGCCCGATGATCCCGAAGCGCCCGTCGGGAGCGCCCGCGAGGTTGCCGAAGAACCGGGCGAAGATATCGGTCACGCGATAGAACAGCGGGCCGAGGTTGACGCTCGGCCCGTCGGTGATCCGGCTCAGGTATGTGCTATCGCCGTAGACCCATTTCCGGAAGAACTCGGCCTCGAACTCGAGCACGTTCTCTTTCGCGTACTCGCCCGCTGGAATGTTCGCCTGGATCCGGGTGGAGTACAGCGATTGCAGACCGAAGTCGGGATGGAGGATCCCGTTATCTCGCGAGCTGCGCACCTCGGGAAAGAGGCCGGGATTCGCGAGCAGTCGAAGCGAGCCCGCAGCGTGTCCCATTTCGTGGACCAGGATCTGCTCAAGGTCACCGCTCACCGAAACATCCCGCTGAATCAGGATCATGGGCACGAGTGGGGCGTCGGTCGTCGCGTTGTAGATTGCGGCGGTGTTCGCCCAGAATGCGCCGTTGTCGTAGGGGCTCGCGTTCAACCGTTGAAACAGGCTGACCAGCGGGCCGAAGTAGACGGCCAGGCGCATGGCGGCGAAGTCCGCCCGGAGGTTTGCGGGGATCCTCGCGAGCGCCCTCACCAGCGCGGCCTGCCTCGCCGAGTAGTTCACCTCCTGCCCGGCCCACTCGCCGTCCACTTGGTGCCAGCCGGGCAGAGTCGCCGGGGCATTCGGGATCGCTTCGAAGCCGCCCTCCACGATCACGCCGGGGCCACCGTCACCACGATCACGAGGTCACTGCCCTTCGTGCCCGATCCGACCGAATCGACGTCGAACGTCAAGTAGGGCCAAGCGGCCACCGAAGGCACCGCCAGCGCGAGAGCCTTCGCGTCGGTCATCGTTCCCGCAGCGATCGACGGTCGCCCCGCCTGATTGGCAAAGATCGTCGCACCGTTCAGATTGACATCGACGGTCACGGGCGCACCCGTCGGAGACACGCCGACCATGATCCGAACGCCGGTGATCGTGCAAGGCGCGAACGGTAGAGGGATCCGAGTCAGGCCCGCGCGCAGCGAGAGAACACCCGCGTAGCTCAGGCCCACCTGCGTCGCGGCGACACCCCCGCCACCCGAGGACACCGGGAGGTACGACGCGGGCACCTTTCCCCCGACAAGAGGGGCGACCCCGGCCAGGTCGAGCAGGTCGGCGTCAAGCTTGCCCGTCGTGGCGTTGAGGGTGGGAAAAATTGGATCGGCCATGCTGCCCGCCTAGTCGCTCATGAAGTCGATACCGACGACCTCGGTTGTGGTGGTGCCTACCGAGTTGGTAAAGCGCGCCCGGTAGCGCGTGTTCTGGAAGTTGACGTCCACCGTGATGCTCGGGGTGGTTCTGCTCGTGGCCGTCCAGGTCGCCCCGTAGTCGAGGCTCTTGTCCCAGACCACGGTGGGAGTAGGGGTGCCGGTGGCCGCTGCGGTGAGCGTGAAACTCGCGTCGCCCTGAGTGCTCGAATGGCTCACCGGCTGCAGGGTGATTACGGGCGCGGTGTTTGTCGGCGGGATTGTCGGCGCGCCTGCACCGGTCAGCACGTAGAGGCGCGGATCCGTCGGGCTCACGGTCAGGCCAGCCCCGCCGCCGCCGCCGCCTTCGCCACCGCCCCCGGCCTCGATCAGATCGAGCACGCCCTGCCAGGCCGCCTGATTGGTCGGCGTAACGATCAGGGTGTCGGGGTCGATATCCGGGAGGTCGGTCACGCGCACGGGGGCCGAGCTCACGGGCACCGACTTGCAGAGATCCCCCACCCCGGCCACACCGTGGACGGTGAACTTCCACGCCTGCCCAAGCGGCGTCGGAGAGCATGCCGCGATCGCCAGCCCAGCCACGATATCGACGGCGAAGCGCTCGATCGATCGCACCGACTCCGCGGTGGGTTCGAGCACGGCGAGCGAGCACTCAATCCACCCTGCGGCGGGCACGTCTTCGCCGGTCGGGCTCGGGTTGCTGTACTGAAAAACTACGTCGGTCATGCTGCCTCCTACGGGTAAGACGGCCCCGACCAGTTACCTGGGCGGGGCCGTCGAAAGGGTGTGGCTACTTGCTGTGCTTCGGCTCGTAGATCGGATTGCGGGCCACGCCGAGCAGCCAGCCGAACCAGGGGAACTTGCGCTCGAGCCACGCCACCCCGATGTAGTACAGCGAGCCGATGAGCAGCACGAGCTCGCCCGTTGCGCCCTCGATCGTTCCCGCAGGAAGGTCGAGCGGAATGACTCGGGCCACGAGCGCGAGCACCAGGCCGACGGCGTAGGGCACGAGCGTGCGAATGGTCGCAATGATCAGATTGGACATATTGGATCTCCTTCGTTTTGTGCGGCTACGAACTCGGTTGAGTCGTAGTGGTTTTGGTGCGGGCGTCAAGCTTCCGGTTGGTGTTGTAGACCGAGGCCTTCAGCGATCGGCCCTGCTTCTCTACGGCGACCGTCCGAGCGTCGATCGAAGCGACCGTCGTTTCGAGCCCGGAGAATTTCGCGGTGAGCTCGGCGACCGCCGCCTCGGTTCGGATCGTCGCGTCTTTCACCGAACCGCCGTGGTTGGTGTCGAGCTGCCCGCGAATGAACGCGATATCGGCGGGCAGGGTCACGAGGGTGTCGGCGAGCTTGATCGCCTTGGATAGCCCGCTGACCGTTCGGCGGAAGATGGGCCAGGCCTTCCAGACGCCGAACACCGCAGCGCCGACGGCGGCGAGCCATGCGAAGAATTCGCCGAGCGTGGCGTCGCCCGCCGCCGAGGTTATGAACTCGATCACTGATCCCCCTTAGTCGCTTCCGAAGAACACGCCGTAGTTGCCGGTGGTGGCCGAGCCGTGCTCGTTCGACCAGACCGCCCGGAAGTACACCGTGGCGTCGTTGTATTCATTCGCGACTCTCAGCGCCGGATTCGTACCCGAGGGCACGTCCGCCCAGCCCGTCGAGCCGTTCGCGCTGCGCTGCCACTGGACCGTCGGGTCGGGTAGGCCCGCCGCCGAGCTCACGAGATCGACCGACGAACCGGGGTAGCTCATGGTCGGCCCGGTCTGTGAGAGCACCTTGGGCAGGGAACCCTCGCTCGAGGTGACGGTGAGAAACGCACCGACCGACTCGACCCGGCCCGAAGCGTTCCGAGCGACCAGCCTGTAGATCTTTCCCGAGTCGGCCAGGGTCGGCGTAAAGCTGTACCGCAGCATGGTCGCGCCCGGTATATCGACGTGGTTGACCGTCCACTGGAGGGTGGGGGTCGGCCCTCCCGTGACTACGGCGTCGAAGGTTACCGTCGAGCCGAGGGTGACGGTCTGACTCGGTGAGCTCGAAACCACAGTCGGGTGCTCAGTCGTCGGGATCATTTGGCGCAGCCCGTAGACCCCGACCATGCCGCCCTCTACCTCGGGCGAGATCGTGAGCTCGATCGAAGTGATGCGGGCCATGATGCTCGGCAGGCGCCCTTCCCAGTCGGTGAGCCTTACCGGGTCGCCGATCTGCCAGCGAGGATCCGCAGGCAGAGTGACGCTCGAGAGCTCGGCCCTCGGGGTAGACATTCCGGCGAGCAGGCTTTGGGCCAGGGCTCGCACGGAGGCGGCGTTCTGCCGCCAGACGTTCTCCCCCATATCCCAAACGCGATCGCCCCAGAGCGCAGCGGCGGCGGGGTTGGTCTCATCCACCACGACGGTTCGCGTTTTGTCGGCGTCGGGCAGGCTGTAGCCGTTCACCCAGATTGCGGGCGATCCCTTGGTGAACCCGAACGGCGTCGACGCCGAAACCCAGGCGGCGGGCCAGCAGAGATAGCGAGTACCCGACCCGTTGTTCACCGTGAGTTCCATGGTCGAGGGGCCGATCATGCGAACGCGAGCCCAGTCGTTTATGCCCCAGTCGGACCAGGTGTTGCCGCCCGAGTCTGCACACATAACCAACCCGACAGGCAAGTCCCAGGCTTGCCCCGCCGAGCTCGGAAACCAGGCCTTCCCCGACTCGGGCAGGAACGGGGTCGAGCCCGTCAGGACGATCGTGTTCACCCCGGTCTTCAGCTCGTAGACCCGATCGGCGATTATCGACGGTATGGCCGTGCTCGCTTCGGTCTCGGCCCCTCGCCCAGACCAGACGGCTATGCGCTCGGGAACTCGGGCGGTGACCCGGGTTCGCACGCTATCGACGGCGACCGAGCCGTCGAGTGTTTCGAGCAGATCCACGCCCCACTCGGCGACCGGGGTTGTCGCGGCGTTCAGGGTGTCTCGGTTCTTGAAAAAGAACCGGCCTGCCTCGCCGAATCCGACCATTCCGAATTCGGCGTCCGCGATCTCTCGGAGCAGCGCCCACGATTCACGGCCCTCGATCTCGGGCATTCCGGTCAGGTCGAGCTTTCCGCGATCGACGTCGGCCTCGGGTTTGAAGCTCATATCGGCGAGCGCTTCGAACACGTAGGGCGTCGTGGATGAGTCGTAAACGTAGACGTTGATCGCCTGAAGACCACCGGGCGAGAAGGTGACCTTATCGACGTAGCCCGCCGAGAGCTGCCCGGGGGTGCCCGTTGGTTTGCGATTGGTGACCACGCGAACGCCGTCGACCGTAGCGTCCGTGTTGCCCCAAACAACCGAGCCGGTGACCTCTTGGCTCAGTACGACGTGGTGCCAGCCTGCCGCGAGGGGCTGCGCGGGCATGGCGACCGCCTGCCCCCCGGTTCCGACGTAGGCCGTCATCTCATTGTTGGCGACCTCGAACCAAAGGCTTCCGCTTCCGGTGCCTGTCCCTGCGGTACTGACTCGGAGAAGGTTCGGGCGCGCTCGCCCGCTCACATGCTCGAAAAAGAACTCGACCTGCATTCGGCGCGAGGATCCCGCCCAGGTCGCTTTCGAGGGGAAGGCGACGACGCTCTCGCCCCCGACCGTGGGGGTTGGGCCGAACTTGCCCGAGGTAAGCCAATCGGTCGGAGCGCTCCCGCCGAAGACGCCGACCCACCCGATATCGGCGATATATCCGCCGACGCCGGGCACGCTCACGATGCAGCCCTCGCGGGGTCGCGGGGTCATTCGGATGTTGTTCTTGTGGAGAACGTGGGTGATTACGGCGGCGGTGTTGATCGGGTGCCAGCGGGGCGCGCCGTCACCCGTGCGGGTCCGTTGCGAACCTTGCCACGGGATCGAGATAGGGGCTTTCATTACGTCGGCACCGTCGCGAGCCGTGAGGCTGAGAGAGCGGGCACCGTGCGAGAAGCCGAACTCGCGCATGGTGCCCGTGAACACGGGCACTCGCAGGCCGTCATAGCCCGCCAGGATCTCGACCGGGGCGTTCAGCCAGGCTTCGGCATCCCCGGCGCGCAGCGGGTGGGGTGCGCCCTTCACGCGCCCGTCGCCGTCGATCTCGACCGATGCCGCCGTTGACCCTTCGATCAGCGTTGCGGCGTTCGGCAGATCCCCGCTGAGATCTCGCCGAATGGTCAGGCTCTTGCCGATGCCGTTGACGGCGGCGAGGTCTTTCACCCCGCCGCCGTTCGGCAGAGCGACCGCCGCCTGTACTGTCAGGTTCTCCCGAGCTGCGAGAGCGGCATCAAATCCGGTTGGCCCTGTGAGCATTTAGCCCTCCCTTAGTTCAATTCGTTTGAATGCTCGATAGAGCACCTTGCCGTCGAGATAGACCTCGACCGGGACATCGACAAAGCGGGATCCCCCGCCGTCGCCGAACCCGAACTCGCCCGCTCTGTCGAGGGGCACCACGGCCTCCGCACCGGCCTCGCCGATGAGCGCCACGGTTGGCCCCGTCACGACGCCGCCAGCGGCTAGCGCGGGCATGGTCAGGTGGGGGAATTGGATATGAGCGCCGCCGAGCCAGCCCGGCAGGGTCATGTTGATCTGCCCGAGGGTGTTATTCCAGGCGTCAACCGCGAAGCTCGTAACGTTCCACATGGTGGTTTTCACTAGGTCGCCCATGTTCGCCCAGGCCTGCCCGACGCGATCGGGGATCGAGGTAAAGAACCCCACGATCTCGCCGACCTTCGCGCCGATCCAGTTCGCGCTGTCACCGATCAGCCCGCCGATGCCGCCGAAGAATCCGCCGATCCATTCCGAGATCGGCCCCCAGTTCGAAATGATGAGTCCGAGGGGCTGGAAGTTCGAGAAGGCGTCGCCGATCATGCCGAAGAACCCGGTCACCGCTACCCAGATGTTGTGCAGCGCTTCGCCCGTCCACTTCGCCACGGCATCCCAGTTGTCGATGAGAAGCCACACGCCGAGAGCGATCAGCGCGAGCGCGGCAATGATGGCGAGTATCGGCCAGGTTGCGGCCCACATGGAAGCGGCGAAAGGAACGTTTGCCGCTGTGCCCGCCGCCGTCGCTGCGCTCTGCGCGATCCGCGCGCCGGTCATGGCGACCATGGGGCCGACGGCTCCGAGCACTTCGAGCGCTGCGGGGCCGAACGCGATCAGGGATGACACGGTGTCGGCGAGCGGGGCGGGCGCTTCCGCCAGCCCGGCCACCCACATATCGAGGCCGTTCTTCTTGGCCTTGACCATGCTCTCCATGGTCGAACCCATGGCGTCGGACATTTCGTCCGTCGCGCCCTTGACCGTGCCGAGCTCACCACTCGTTGCCTGTAGCGAGGTGAGGAATTGGGGAATGTCGGTGACGCCTAGATCCTCAATCGGAGTACCGAAAAGCGCGATCGCGGTATTCGCTCGGGTGGCCGGATCCTCGATCGCGAGTAGGCCCGAAACGATCTCGTCAAAAGCGCCAGACGCCGACTCGCCGCCCGCGAGGATGCGGTTGGACATATCGCCCGCAGACAGGCCTAGGGCGTCATACGCCGCGACCGACGTCGTGCTCATGTCGGTGCTGCGGATGATGAATTCTTTGAGCGCGTCGCCGGTCTTGTCGATCCCGAACATGCCCTTGGCGCTCGATGACACAATCAGGCCCATTGCCTTTTCGCCCGAGAAACCGAGCGTGGCAAAGAATTGCCCGTACTCGTCGGTGGCGTCGAGCAGATCCTCGCGCAGCGCGGGGGGCATCTTCTGCATAGACGCGGTGAGCAAGTCGAAGGCTTCCGCCCCGTCTACGGCGATACCCTGCGTGATCATTTGCCCGGCCACCTGCGCGGCACGAGACACCTCGACGTCGAAGACCGAGGCGAAGGTCAGCGCCTTGCCGGTCATGGTCTCGAGGTCGGCCTGCGAGGCCTCCCGCATTCCGTCGAACGACCCGATTACGGCGGTGACTGCCCCGTTGACCTCGGCGAGACTGTCGCCCATGTTGTCGGCGAACAGCGCGCCCGAGGCTGCGCCGATTCGCTCGGCCTCTTCGGGCATGAGCCCGAGTTGCGCGGTCATCTTGACCTGTGCCGATTCGACGTCCATGCCCTTGGAGAAGGCCTCGCCAATCTTGGCCCCGGCCCAGGCCGCAGCTACTCCCGCCGAGATCTTCAGCGCGTGCTTCTCCACGCCGTCGAAGACCTTGTCGACGCTCTCGCTATTGCCGATCAGATTGACTATGAAGTCTTTGGCGCTCGCCATTACTCGTGCCCCCTCTTGGCGTTTGCCGCCCGTATTCGATCGACCTGCTCGTCACAGGTGAGGACCATGCCGAGCCACAGGTCGTGGGGCATGTCGAGTAGTTGCGCGAACGTCATACCCGGCCAGAAGTCGGCCCGCGCGATCTGCACAAACCGCTTGCGGATCTGCCCTTCGATCAGCGGCTCGCGCTCGTAGAGGCGGTCTACTCGGGGATCAGCTCGCCGAGATCCTGCGGCGTGCTTGCCTCGGGTGTTCCCGAAGCCGCCTGCGTAGGGTTTGCCTCTGCCTCGGCCTCGGCTTCCTGCCCGGGGTCGCCCGGTTCGATGATGAGCTCGCCGAGATCCGCGAGACTGCCGTCGAGCAGGTCGTCGTACTTGACCCGAAACCCGGCGTTGTGCTGAGTGAGGAAAGACAGGATGACCTGCGCGAAGAACTCCGACGCCCCGGCCCGCTCCTGTATCTCTTTCGACTTCAGCCCCGACTGCACCTGAAGCTCGATCAGGTCACGGTTACGCGCCTGATTGATCGGCTTCACGAGCAGCTCGCGGCCATTGATTCTGAGTTTCGCCATTCGCGTTCTCCTCTGCTATTTGATCTGTGAAAGTGCTTGGTCTAGTGCCTTCTCGGCGGCGAGCGCGGCGGCTGCGTGCCCGGCCTTCAGGGGCTCCCAGAAGTACGGCTGGCCGCGCTGAAGTTGCCACGGCTCGCGCCCGAACGTCTTGTGTCGGAGCAGCTTGGCCTGCCAGAGAATGGAGGTCGGGGCTTTGGATTTCGTCGTCTTGATGACGATTCCTTGCATGCCCTTTTTGCCCGCCTTGACGTTCGTTGTGAGCCCGGCGCTGATCGCGTCGCGCATTCCGCCACGCCGCCCGCTGCCGGTCTCGGTGTCGCGGTAGATGTTGCGGGCGACCATTCCCCACTCGCCGGTCTTTTTGTTCCGTCGCATTGCGACGCGAGAGCCGCCGACGCGGACGCCCTTCGGGAGCGGCCCCGCGAGGATTGCCCGCTGGGCCGCAATGATCGGGGCACCGACGCCGCGAAGCTCTCGCCGAAGCCCGGTGGCGAGCTTCGGCGAGAACTCTTTCAGCGAGGCGAGCTGATCGCGCAGACTCTTCTCGTCTACCTTGACCAGCTCGGCCACTAGGGGGTGACGTCCGTGGTGCGGTAGACAATCCAGATCGCCTGCGCGGCGCTTCCGTTGTCGAAGGCGTCGAAGTCGATATCGAGCGAGATCGGCGAACCGCCGTCGCTCGCCGGAATGTCGCCCTTGGTCAGGATCGCGGGAAGCACGATCTGGAGCGTCGGATAGACCGGGTCGCCGATCCCGTCCGTCCCGAGGCTTCCGCCTGCGGTGTACTGGAAGGTGAGCACCAGCCCGAGCGGCGTCTGGTTGATGTAGGCGTCGCGCAGGGTGTTGTCGGTGTACTCGGCCTTGATCTTGCCGCTGATCTTGCGCGGGCCGATCTCGTTCTTGCGGGTTCGCTTGCCAGCGCCGCCGAGGTTGTAGCCGCCCTTGTCGAGCCCGTTCTTGATCGACAGGGAGAACTCCGACACGTTCGCGATCGTCACCCCGGCGAATGCCAGAGAGGTCGCGGTCGGTGGCGTAATCGTGCCCGTCGAGATCGTGCCGTGCACGAATGTGAACAGCTCGCTCACCGGATAGCTCGCGGCGGCTGCGGCAATGTTGGTCACCATGTCGCGGCCCAGCCAGTCGAGCTTGGCGGTCAGGATCTCGCCCTCTTTGGCTTCGAGGGTGATGCCGTCCACGACGCACCCGGTGAACGTGTGCGGGTTCGCTGCGCCTCCGCCGAGGAACGGGAGCACGCCCTGGACGGTGTAGGAATTCACCGGGTCTGTGAGCGTGAGGGTGTGAACCTGCTGGTAGGCGGTGAGCCCGACTTTGATGAGGGTGTTCGTCACCGATCCGAGAGCGGCCTGCAGAAGCAAGCCGAAGCCCTTGGTTCCGATCTCGACCTCCTGCTCGCCGGTCACCTCAATACGGGCGAGGGTGTTCCGGTTGAGCCGATCGACCACCTTCGTCGGGCGCATGCCCTTGCCCTGCACCTTGACCGGCTTGTACTGCCACTTAACCGGGGACTCGAAGAACCGGCTCACCACGACGGGGACGCCGTAAGCGGTCTCGACCGCCATGCCGAGACTGAAATCGACCTGCGTTCCCACTAGGCCACCTCCCCGTCCTCGTCGCCCTGCGCGCCCGCTGGGGCGCTCGGGTTGGTTGCGGCGGGCTCGGCGACCGGCTCGGCGGCGTCGGGCTCTGGCGGGGGCGCGAGGGCCGCGTCGGCGAGCTCTCGCGCCTCGTCGTCGGCGGGCTCCCACGTGTCGGCCTGCGCGGCGACGAATACCGCGCGGTCTGCGGGCAGGTCGATGATCTCGCCCGCCTCCACCACGCGGCCCGCGACCGGCGTATCGAGCGCGCCAAGCGGTGAAATGTTCTTGAACTTCGGCATAGTTGCCTCCCTTATTGAAATGTTCGGATGCGGTGTTTTGCGACGAAGGTCGCCGAGATCTCGGTGTACTCGCCAAACGCCGCCTTTTCTTCCGGCGTCGCTCCGCCCGAGGTCGAGCTGCCAGGGACGCACCACAAGACGACGCCCCCGAGCTCGATGTCATTTCGGCGGATGTGGTCTTGGATGAGTGACAGAAGGTGGAAGGCGCGCAGGAAGGTCACGCGCCGCTGCTCGTCGGATAGCTCGGGGTTCCACGAACCGACGCTGAGCGTTACGGTCAGGGTCTCGTCAAGCTGCCGAGCCGGGCCGATGTTCTTCGGGTCGATGCTCGATTCGGTGTCGACCACCGCCACCCAGTCGAAGTTCACCGGGGGCCAATTGAAGCCGAAGGCGATATCGACGTCAGGCTCACCGGCTAGGGCGACCTTGATTGCTTCGAAGAGGGCCAGCGAGGTCTGCGCCTGCGCGGTGGCCGAACTGATACCGCTCACGCGATACCGGGCAGATCGGAGCGACCGGCGAGCATGGCCGCGACAACGCGAGGGACGCCGATTCCCATGAGCGCGCCGGGCTCGGAGTCTTGGCTAGCGGGCTGGCCCGCGTTGCCGTTCTTCGATTGCTTCCACCACAACGCGGCAAGGCGTCGAGCTGCGAGCACCACGAGCGCCGAGTCGTCGATCGGTGCGAGAGCTCGCACCACGAGAAGGCCAGCGGGGAACGGGCCGCGCACGAGCCCGCCAGGCGACAGCGTGAACTTCGAGAGGGTGAGCGCTACGCCGTCGGCGGTGATCGAGACCAGGGACTCGGCCCGGTCGAAGATTCGCACGAGCTCACGGGGGCCGGTGGTCTCGCGCTGAAGAACTTGGCCCGATACCTTGCCGATCTCGGTTTCGATTCGCTCGCTCGCAGCCTTCGCGTACAGGTTGAGTTCGTCGGCGTCGCCCTGCTCAGGCGTGTACCGCAGTTCGTTTCTCAGGTCGGACGCGGTGATGGGCCAGCCCATTTGTTCTCCCTTGTCTCGGTGTCGGCGGTAGCGGCCACGGCGAGAGCGACACGCGGGTTAGGCGTGGCGCTCTCGCTTGGTGCGGCTATCGCGGTTTCAACCGCGCCCACTTACTCGGGCGGTAGTGCGACGTACCCGAAGCGCAGGTAGTCGGCGGCTTCGAAGGCGGGGAGCTCGATGAGTTCCCCGACTTCGGGCCAGGCGACACCGTTGCGAGATCCGCCGATTGCCACGGTGACGACGTAGCTCGCGATCGCCTGCGCCGCTTCCGCCTCGGCCTGCGCCTGCTCGGCCTCGTGCGCGGCCTGCGCCTCGGCCGCAGCGAGCGCGGCCTGCGCCGCCGCCGCCTCGTCGGCCTCAGCCTTCGCCGCTGCGGCGTCGAGCGTGGCCTGCGCCGTGGCCGCGTCGGCTGCGGCCTTCGTCGCCGCCGTCGCTTCCTGCTCGCTCTTGGCCGCAGCTTCCGCCGTGGTCTTCGCCTCGGCGGCTTCCGTCTTCGCGTCGCCCATTAGGACGCAGCGCCCTGGAAGACCTTCACAGCCGACGAATCGGTGAGAACGCCGTCCGCTCGGAGGATTCCACGGAACGCGATCTGGTCGGTTCCGAAGAGCGCCTGGTCGGAACGCTCGATCGTCAGGGCGTTGACGAATCGCACCCAGTACTTCGACACGTCGCCGAAGAGGATCGGCTTTGCGCCGAGGGCGGGAGCGGCGAGGTTCGGGTCACCGAAGACCGGGCGACCGAGGATCAGGTCAGGCGTGCCGACCTGCGTGCTCGGAACCCAGAGGTACTGGCCGGTGGTGTCCTTCAGCTTACGAAGGCCACCGAGGGCGGTGTCGGCGACGATCCAGGATCCGTTCACCCGGTAGGGCGCGGCGACCGAGTAAAACAGATCGATGAGGTTGTCGAAGTTCGGGGCACCCGCGACGCCCGTCGCTCCCGTGATGCCGACGGTTGCGGCGGTCACGATTCCGGCGGTCTGGTTGACACCGGTTCCGGTGGTGAGCTTCTGCCCCAGGGCGATGCCGATGTTCTGCCCGATGAGCTCGGTGACCAGAGCCTCGATGTCGATCGCCGAGTCCTGCGCGAGCTCACGCGAAAGCGCCTTGAAGTCGCCGAACTTGTAGCTCTTCAGCTGGAGCTGATCGAAGGTCGGGTCGACGCCGGTCAGCTGCGCGGCTTCGGCGACCGGGTTGACCGACGCGCCGAACCCCGACATGCGGGGCATCGTGATGGTCTCGCCCGAGGCGGTCGTGATCTGCGTGGCACCGGCCTGGAGCACCGACACGAAGTTCCGCAGCGGCACGATGAGCTGATCCCAGAAGGTCGCGGGCACCGTGTTGCCACCCGCAGCCGCGACGCCCGCCGAGAGTGCGCGGGTCATCTCCCTGCCGGTGAACTTGAACTCGACCTCGCTCTTCTCGCGGGTCGAGAGCACCGAACGAATCTCGGACTCGACCGCCGAGCGGATGGTGGGGTCGCTCGCGAGCAGCGCCGAGAAGTCGGAGATCTGGCGCTCCTGATCGAGCGAGAGCTCGAGCACCTTGATGCGCTGCGAGAACGCGCCGAAGTCGCGCTCGGCGGCGTCCCACTTGCTCTGCTCTTCGCCCGAGAACTCGCGGGTGGCCGCGATATCGACCAGCGGCTTGCCGGTGGTCTCCCAGGTGTTGGCGCGCTCGGTGAGCAGGCGCTTGATGTTCTCTTTGATGGCCGTCATAGTCGGCTCCCTTCGATTGTGTGCTGGATTTCTTTGGCTCTGCTCGACACCGCCGCCCGCTGCCCGAGGGGCGCGGTTCCGGTTGGAGCAGGTTTGAGGGACGCCGTAATGGCGTCGAGGTCGAACGTTCGCGAGAGGGCGCTCGTCGCGTCCCAATAGGCCGGATCGGCCACCGGAGCGACGTCGACCAGCGAGGCGTTCAAGACACGGCGAACGATCCGGTCGTCTGCGGCGTACTGCCAGGTGTCGCCACCGGGTGGAGTACGGAACGCGAACGACGAATGCCGAATGTCGCCACGCTTCGCGAGCACCGCGAGGTCGCGGGCATAGCTCGTGTCGGGCAGGTCGATCTCGTAGCCGAGACCAACGTCATCGATGAACAGGCGCAACGTGCCCGCGTCCGAGGTGCCGAGCAGCAGGTCGTTGCTGTGATTGAGCCGCGCGAGGATCCGACCGTGAACGGTCAGGTCGAGCGGGCCGACCGGGCCGAACGCGAGCGGGTCGATTTCCTCCACGAAGCCGCCGAGGTCTCGGCTCTCGGAATTGAAAACGGCCCCGTATCCGAAGAGGATGCCGGGGCCGCTTGCGCCGTCTGGCGCGGCTCGCAGTTGAACAGGTCGCTCGAGCGAGCGGCGTTCGAAATCAGGGGGCACTAGCTCTCCTTTGTGATTGATGTGGACACCGCTTCGCTTATCGACTCGGCGGCGCTCTTCTGCGTCTGGTAGTTGGCCTGCCAGAAGGCGACCTCGGCTTCAGTCAGGGGCGGTTCGTCTTCCTGCTTCCTGACTTGCGCGAGGGTCTTCGATCCGTTCCGCAGGTTCTCCGTGTTGGCCTTGGAACGGTCGATGAGATTTGGCCGGCTCAGGGCGTCCATGTTGAATTTCACGAACTGCCCGTCCGGGAGCAGCACCCGCAGAGCGAGCTCCACCCGAGTCGTGAGAGGCAAGAGCGTCCGCACGTTGAACAGCTCCTGGTCCATCTCGCGGTTGCTGTAGGTCTTCGAGTTGCCAGACTCGCCGCCGATATCTTCGGGCTGCACTCGGAAGATTGCGGCGACCATGGTGGCCGAGGCTTTGATCGTCGCGAGGAATTGCGCCTCCTCGGGTTGAATGGCGAGGCTCTGCCAGTCCCATTCGGAGTCGAGCACAACCGGCTCGTGGCCCTTGGAAGACGCAATGAAAATATCTTTAGCCTCGGCGGCTTGGCCCGGCTTCAGCTTCCCCTTCGACTTCAGAAGACCCGACGGGTTCGCCGAATTGTTGAAGTAGTCCAGGCCGAACTTGCTAGCCGCCGCCGACGTTTCGAACGTCGAGCGGAACTGCGCGATCGGCGACAGGCCTTTGACGCTGCCCGGCTGTATGAACTCGCGAACGTGGAGGATCCGCCCGCCGTGCTGCCAGAGGTGTTCGGGCTTTCCGCCGATGACGTACTCGGGAATTTCGCCGCCGCGCTCGTTGACCTGCACGCGATCGGGGTGGATCCAGATGATGTTCTGCGGCTCGCCGCTGCCGGTGATGTAGCCGTAGGCGTTGCCTCGCAGCTTCAGCGACACCGCGAGCTGGTAGCGCCAATCCATGGGAGTAATCGCCGGGTTCGGATTGTCGATGAACCCGGGCGATTTGATCTTCGTGGAGTTGAGCAGACCGCCCTGATAGCACGAGATCGGGAGCACTGAGAACTGGTCAGCGATCAGCGACACCGCCGCGTAGACGGGCACCACGGCGAGGGCCGCGTCGTGCCGCCCTGCGAAGCTCACGCCGACCGAGCCGGGCGAGCGCCCGAACACGTCGTCCCAGGTGAGCCCTCGGGTTTCGGTCTTGCCGAAGAATGCGCTCACCGGGTGGCCCTCCAACTGATCGCGAGCCCGGCGAGACCCGCCAAGATGAACGCCGCTGGGATGAAGATGAGCGCCACCCCGGCGACTATCAGCGCAGCGCTCGCGAGGTCGATCGCGGTCGTCTGCAGGGCGGTTAGGCCTGTCGGCTTCGGGGCGGGCGGTTGTGCGTCGGTCATGGCGACCTCCTTGGTCATTGCTCGGAGCGGCCCGCGCCCTCGCGCATGGCGGCGAGCGGGTCGTAGTTGAGATCGGGCAGGGTCTTTGCCAGCATCCAGAAGGCGAGAGTCACGGCGACAAGCGCCGTGATATCCGCCATAGATGGGCCGCGCGCCCAGGCCCAGGCGTCGCCGATCTTGCGGGTTGCGGCGGCGGCGAGCGCGTCGGTCAGCTCGAATTGGCCGAGGTGAACGACCTTGCGGTTCTTCACCGCGTCGAACAGCGCCGCCGCCGAAACTTTGATATCCGCCAGCGGGATCGGTTGCGGTTCGAGACCGGCGTCGATGAGATCCGGCACGAGCGCGCCGACCGTCATGTGGTCGTAATACAGCTCGCCGCCGTGCTCTCGGATGAGCGCAGCGATTCCGCGAAGCTCGCGCGTCGGGTCGCCGTCGATCAGCCAGCCCGTTCCGGTGGAATGCTCGATCACTTCGATATGGATTTGGCCGTCGTCGCGCTGCGAGGCAAGGCCGATCGAGGCGAACGTGCGCTCCGGTGAAACGTCGATAACCCAGGTGAGGGTGTCGGTTATCTCCGAGTCTTCGTCCTCGATCTCGTACCAGTCGTCGGCGGGGATCTTCCAGTCGTCGGGGCGGTCGTCGGCCCATTGGTTGCCGAACGCTCGGCGGAACTCGATCTCGCCGATTGAGTCGAGCTGAGCGGCGACGCCTGCCTCGCTGATCGTGTAGCCAAGGGCGGGCATGTTCTGCCACCACACCAGGCGATCGAGGAAGTCGGCGTCCTCGGGGAATGAGAACTCGATGTAGAGGGTTCGCGAATCCGGCGCGCCGAGCTTCCGAAGTTCTAGGGCCGACTCGACCCGGTTGCGCCCGGCTTCCATCTTCGACCACATGAACGGGCTCTTCTTTTTGGTCTTCCCGACGGTGGAAAGCCAGAGCTTTTGCGAGTCGGGAACCGTGATCATGGTCGGCGACATGGCCGCTTCGACCCGAGCGTCGGCGTGAGAGAAGAACTCGTCGCCGACTCCGAGCCCGAGGGTCAGGCCGTGCGCCGCCGTTTCGGTCGGCGCGTCGATCAGCCATTTGGATCCGTTGGCCCACTCGAGCCGCTCTTCGCCGTGCGAGAGGTTCGGGAGGATCCGGCCTTGCCGGTTCGGGATGAGAAGACGCCGGAAGGGCGACTGGTTGATCATGAAGAACTGCTCATCGACCAGCTTCTGCTTGGCCGCGCCTCGGGTCTGCGCGGTGTAAAGCATGAACTGGCGCTCGCCCCAGGTCGTCATTCGGTGAACGCCCCACGGGATAACCAGCGTCGACTTGCCCGATTGGCGGGGAATGACGATGACGATCTCGCGATACCAGAGCAGCCCGAAGGCGTCGAGCTCGAAGGCGACCTCGAACACCTCGGCCTGCCACGGCATGGGCTCTTTGCCGAGTAGTCGCGAGGTCGCCATGAGCTCGTGGCCTATCGACTCACGGGCCGGATTTCTCGGGGTCATGAACCGGGGGCGGGTTTCGATTCCTGCGGGAGCTCCCGATCGTTTCCACGAATTCTCGTAGGGCATCGGCCTCACCATCTTTCGGGGGTTTCTGCGCGATCAGATCGAGCACGGTGACGCGGAGCACGTTCGACTGCGCCGAGAAGAGGTGCGCCTTCGTGCGGTCGTCCATGATTCGGGCGGCGGCGAAGACAACCTCGCGGCGCAGCCGAGCGACCGGGTTGTCTTCGTCGTCGGGAAGAGCTGCCCGAGCTGCCGACTCGATGGGGCCGTGAGTGGGGTCCGAAGTGGGAGCGGTGGGGCGTGAGGGTACGCGCTTCTTTGTCGTGGGAGCGAGCCCCAGCCGCTCGCGCTTGGCCTCGCGTTCTCGTGCCTTGTCGGCGGTGTTCTTAGAGGTACAGGGGCCGCAGCGGCAACCCGACTTGTACCGCCGAGTTGAGCCGTGCCGGGGAAGAGCGGCCATACGTCACCGCCGTTCTATGCGTTGCCCGTCTGCGGCGATCTCAGCCGTCGGGAAAAGTGGGCAACCCCCGGCCTGCTCGAAAGCGAATGCGTCGGCGAGCGGGGCTCCTGTGCCCAGCTGTACCCATTCGAACGTGCGTGCTTTCGGGGAGAGAGAGAAATGAAAAGGGCGCGGGTGCCGCACGGTGGTTTGTGGAGAAAAACCGAGTAAACCCATTCCGCCCACCTACCAGGCCCGGGATCGACGTTTCGGCTTCGGTGTCAAGTCGCGATTGCCTCGGCCTGAGTTGCAGCCGTAATGAGCTGGAGCCAGGTTGTGCCGCTCCCAAGTGCCCCCCTTGCTTCGGGGTCTCAGGTGGTCCATGCTCGGCCCCTTGGGATGCCACCGACGAAGCCCGAAGATGATGGGCTCGAGGCATAGGTGGCAGATCGAACCAGGCGGGCATATGTCGGCCATGAGCTGCGCACGCTCCCACCCGCTCGGCTCAGGGTCGGGGCCGTTGTCTCGGTTGGGCATGGATCCTCTTTCGCGGCCCTACTGAGAAGCGGGGCAAGTGGCCCCGCCCCTCGGCAGTCATTGAATCGGCGCGGCCCATTCGAGGTGGTCGGCGGGGCGGCGCAGTGTCGGGTCAGACCATGAGGGCACCCCCCACCGTTCGAAGGTCGAGAAGGTGTGGACGATGAGCGCGCCGCCCGGTGTGCAGTCGAAGCCGAACGACACCGCCGCGTCGATGGGTTCGAGCGCGTAGGGGATGCCTCGGGCGTCGGCGTGGAGGTCGATGGTCTCGGGCTCGGGTGCGGGCATGAAGTTGTCCACGAGCGCCGCCTGCCAGGGCAAGAGCTCGACCTCCAGCACCTCGGCGCACCACTCGGCGAGGCTCACCACTTGGCGGCACCAGGCCGAGCCGGTCGAAGGTCGCTGACAGTGAGCGCGCCGAGGATCCGGCCCGAGTCGTGGCGATCGCGGAAGCTGCCCACGAGCACGCGCGGCTGCTCCCCCGTGTTCCGACCGTGCAGCGCGTCGGCGCTTCCGACATAGACCCACGCCGTCGGCGGGATCTGCGCCTCGTGGTCTGCCCAGAAGCGGGCCTGGGTCGCGTTGCCTGCCAGCACGAGCGTCGGGAGCGGCGGGCGTGCCAGGTGTCGGGCATACGCCTGAAGCGCTGCGACGGTCTCTGCGGTCGGTGTCGTCATTCGGGGCCAGCTTCCGGTCGGGGTGCGCGCTTGCGCCGTAATTGCTCGGTCAGGTAGGCCACACGGGCCTGGCGTGCCTCGATCCAACGAACGGCCCGGCGCTCGGCGGTCTCGCTCGTGAGCGACCACCCGGCGTGCCGGACATAGACGTAGGCGAAGCGGTCGATCTCGACCACGACCGCGTGGTATCCCCAGCCCGTGGCCTTGACCGAATGGGCGGTGAATTTCTTAGGTGCTCGCATGGTCTCCACCTCCCGAATTGGACTGCTGATCAGGTCTTGTGCGGGTGTATATACACCCGCTAGAGTGAGGGCATGAAGACAACGACAACCGCCCCGGTAACGCTCACCGCTCGCAATGGCGAAACGATCACGCTGCACGCGGGCCGCATGGTCACGGTTGCCGCGATCGGATCCGATAGCGCACGAATCAACTGGACGCACAAGGCGCGCGCCCTTACCTACTTCGCGAAGGTGTCGATCGATGACCTTCTCGCCCCGACGAACTAACGGAAGGCAAGACAATGATCGAAATCAACAGCGACCTCGTGGAGCGTTGCGCGGCACTACTCGAAGAGTCCGGCCTGCTTCTCGACCTCTACACCAATGAGGTCTGGGATTGGGCAAAGCACGAGATCGAGCACCGCGAGACTTGCGAGGTCCAGGCCACCCGGCGCGAGCTGCGCGAGCTCTTCGACACATGGGCCGAGGGTGAGTGCTTGCACTGTGCCAAGCACGCCGGGCGGGGTGCGCTGTGAGCAATCAGCCGAAGACGCCCCTCCGCTCGTTCCGCGCCCCGGATGATCTCTGGGACGCGGCACAAGCGAAGGCGAGCGAGCGAGGCGACAACCTCAGCGAGGTTCTGCGGGCGCGCCTCGCCGAGTACGTCGGCGACTACTCGCCGAGCGCGCCCCAGGTGGCCGAGCCGACAACGCCGTCGACCACGAGACCGGCGCGGGCCTGAAACTCGCGCACGACGGCCTCGGTCGCCGGTCCGAATGAGCCGTCGACCGTCAGGGATGAGTAGGCGGGATAGTCCCGGTTCAACACCCCCTGCAGGTGGCGCACGGTGTCGGACTCGTCGCCGCGCTGCACGACGGCGTGCGAGCTCGGCGCGGGGGCCGGTGCGGGCGTCGGGGCGGTGACCGGTGTCTCGTTGAGCTTGGCCCAGGTGATCGGGCCGACGATGCCGTCGACGGCGACGCCGACCGCAGTCTGGAAGCCTCGCAGCTTGGCGATCGTGTCGGGGCCGAATGAGCCGTCGATCGCGGTCGGGTAGCCGTGAACGCCGAGGCGGGTTTGAATGGTGCCCACGTCGTAGCCGCCAGCCGAACCCGCGCTCGAGCCGTCGCCCGAGCCGCCGCCAGCGATCACGAGCAGGAAGTCGCGGCGGACGCCCTTGTCGATGTGCGAGTGGTGGAGGTGGTCACCGACGCCGGTCTCGGAGCCGTTGGCAGATCCGCCCGAAAGCGCGATCACCTCGCCCTGCTCGACCTCTTCGCCCGAGGTGACCAGGATTTCCGAGAGGTGGAGATCCTGCGTGATCACGCCGTTGTCGAGACCGAGCTCGACATAGCGACCGCCAGAGCCTCGGGTGGAGTCGAAGACGACGCGCACCCTTCCGGCTCGGGTCGCGCGAACGTTGGCACCGCGACCGACCGGGAAGTCGACGCCGGGGTTGACCGAGCCGCGCGCGAGGTGGCCGTCGAAGCTGCCGTCGTGGTCGCCGGGGGTGTGTGCGTAGTCGGTGGGGTAAACGTATTCGGCCATGGTGGGCTCCTTCGATCGATGCGGAAGTCTGAAGGGCGGGAGCGCGACACGCGCTCCCGCCCTGCCCCTCTTACGCGCTGGGGATCGCGCGCCCTCGGATTGTTGCGGCGTTCGAGGGTTGCCGTTCGCGCGCCGCCGCCCTCCACCGTGGGCTCGGGGACTGGACTGATGCGCTGCGAAATTCTGGGGGTCAGACGACCTGAAGGTCTCCGAATTGGTCGCCGTGAGTCGTGAGGATCACGACGCCGCGCCGCCCCACGGTGCCGTGGGACTGTCGCCAGTAGGAAGACTCCGACTCGAGCGAGGGAACGCAAATCACCGTGCGGTCGCGGATTGACCGAACGTTGAGCTCGTGCTCGTGCCCATGGAAGAGGAACTGAGAAGCTGCGGGAGCCTGAAGGTTGAGCGCCTGCCCGGCCCACCACTCCCACGCCTTGCCGCGCCGCCATTGGTGGCCGTGCGACATTGTGACGATTGAGGAGCCGCTTTCGCGGGTCAGATAGGCCTCGTCCTTCGCGGGAACGAACAGCCGCACATTGCCGTAGGCGCTCGGGTTGAGTGCGAGAGCGTCGGCCAGGCCGATAGCCGACTCGGTAGCGTGCCCGTCGTCGGGCCGGGTTCGGATGCCTCGCTGTACGTCGTCGTGGTTGCCGTTCACCGTGTCGGATTCGATCTCGGCGTAAGGCCTGAAGGCGTCGATCGCGTAGAGGTGCAAGCGCCGGAACAGGCGGTATTGCTCGGTAACCGTCAGCTCAGTGCGCCACATGTTCGCGCCGCCCTGCGATTGGTTGCCCTCGCCGCAGTCTCCGAGCCATGCGATATGCACCTTCCCGATACTCTGCCGACGCCGCAGACCCTTGAAGACCGCGACCGCCTTGTCGATCGAGCCGAGCAGCGCATCGACCGTGCCCGCCGTGCCGTCGCCGTCGATTTTGCCGAGCTGCATATCGCCCGCGAGGAAGCGGAAGACGCGGCCCGAGCTCGGGCCGGGGATGCTCACCGGGCGGCGGCGCTTGATGAGGTCGAGAACGTCGCTCATAGACGCGGTGGCCGCTGGGGCGATCGTGAACCGGTAGGCGGTCAGCCACACGGCATCCTCGCCGCGTGCCTTTTGCTGCCAGCGCGTCTGCTTGACCGAACCGCCGACGATCCGAACCTCTCGCGGGTCGTACTTGAACTCGCGCAGCAGGTCGTCGTAATTGGTCGGCGGAAGCGGAAGACCTCGCGTTTGGATATAGCCGGTCGATCCGTCGTACTCGGTGCGCGGGTTGAACTTCGGCTCGTCGTGCGCGGGTTGCTGTAGGGCTTCGGCCAGGGTCACGGGCGATCCGTTCGGTATCGGTTGAACTGCGGAAGCGACGCGGCGAGCCCTGCGGCCTTCGCGAGCCGCCAGAGCGCCGAGGTTGACCAATCCGGGTCGACCAGGGCGAGCTCGAAGGCGGCGCGATCGGCGGCGTCGAGCTTCGCGACCCATCGACCGACAATGCCGGGATCTCGGGGGCGAGGATGCGGGCCGCTACTCAGGGTGTCGGCGAGGGACATTCGGCCTCCTCGGTCGGTAAGTAAATGGCCCGCCGTTGCGGATTCGCTCGTGTCGGTTTGCCTAGTTCGTTCGACCCACGTCAGAGGCGCGATCAGTATGCGTCCGGTCTGATTGGCGGGGAACTTCGGGGCGTGAGTGGAGACAGGCGATCGTGAGCAACGGCGGGCATTCGTTCCCCCCAACCGTGGGCACACGGCGGGGAAGCCCTTAAATGAGGAATGGCCCCAGACCTAGAGGTCGGGGCCACTTCTCGCTACAGGCAAAGCCTAGCACTCAAATGCGACACGTTTGACACGAAAGTCAAGCCAGATTAGAACTTATGTTCTCCCGCTATCCGGGGCTATCCCGGGCTTCGTCGGACTATCCAAAGCCGCGCAAATTACCGCGCTTGCCTTCGCGAGCGCGAGCTCGACAATCTGATCCAGGAAGGTCTCGTCGGGCATCCCGTCCCGCGAGTTCAGCCAATCGACCTCGTCTTGTGCGGCCTCGGCTCGCGTCGCCCGCAGCTCGGGGCCGGGCTTCGTCGCCGCCCGATACCCGAGCGGGCCACCCTCCCTGAAGCGGCCAACCGTGACCACCGAATCGGGGCGCGCGATCCTCGGCGCGAGCTCGTCGGCGCGGCCCCGGGTCACGCCGCCGCCAATCCGCCGGCTAGGGGTGTGTAGTCGAACCGCACGGCCCCGTCGATGCCGCCGAGATCGGCCACGAGGGCCAGATCCGAGGGCCGCGCCTGATACCTGATCGGGTACGGGTTCGCCCCTACAGGCGCCTTCCTGCCGACTATCTCGGCGGTCTTCGCACCGTCCCATCCGGTGAACACGAGGGGCTCGTCGGGCTGGAAGACGGGCAGGCGCGTTCCGTCGAGCGGCCCGCCCCAGAGCTCGGCGGTCGGCACCTTGCGAGGCTCGGGAACCTGCGCCCGCTGCCACGTCATGAGGCCAGCTCCTTCTCGACGCCTTCGACCGCAGCCGCCGCCAAGTAACGCAACGCGGCCTGGACAATGGGCACCGTGTCTTCGGGTTGGCGGGCCGACGGGAGCCCGTAGCGGACGCCGAGGTGGCGACCGGGGATGACGTTCTCGAGCCGGATCGAGAGCACGGCGGTGGAGTCAACCGCCGCCGCGTCTTCGAGCAACGGAGCGTCGCCCCGGTAGAGGGCCGTGCGCTCGGGCGGCTCGATCTCGACATGCAGACCACGGGTCGCAGCCCACTCGGTGACCTTCGCGCGCATGGTCGGCGAGACAATGATCGCGGGCCGGTTCAGGATCTCGTCACGAGTCACCAGGAACGAAAGGTGAGCCGGGCAGAAGTCGCGGAAGACAACCATCGGCACGGCTTGATCGGTGAGGTTGAACAGCCGCTCGAGAGTCACGGCCTCGGGGTCGGGCCAGGCGTCGGAGAACTTCACGCGGGCACCTTCCCGCCGTTGTACGCCGTGCATTGCGGGTCGGCGTACTCGTGCGTGGGGAGCCCCATTCGGCAGGCCGGGCACCTCGGCCCCACGTCCGGGTTGCGCACCGCACGCGCCGCCCTGCGGTCGATCGTTTCGACCCACTGCACCGCAACCGCAGCGGCCTGCACGAGCTCGGCCCGGAGTGCGGTCGGCTCGCTCTCGGCCAGCGCCTCGAAGACCTCCTCGAGCAGAATGTCCCGCCACGTCACCACGCCCCGGCCCGCGCTCGCGTCGGTCTGCGCTTTGAATGCCGCCGCCGTTCGGTCTGCCGTTGCCGCGCCGGGTATCGAGTCGAGCCGCAGAATGGGCATCAACGGGCGCTCCTGCGCCCCTGTGCCGTCGGGGTGGTTCTGCTCGCCCCACTTCGCGGTCTGCCTGCGGCGCTCGGCCAGCACCTCGGCCAGGATCTCGACCGTTGCTTCCGTCTTCGTGTTCGTCATGCTGCCTCCTTGGTTGCTCGGGGACGGCCCACCCGTTGGTTAGCCGTTCTTGCCGCTTCGAGTAGGGCGTCCTCGGTGCAAATCGCGTCGCGCCCCTCGCCGATAAACACGAGCAGACCCTGCTGCTCCCACCGGTAAATCGTTCGTTTGTCCTTGCCCGTGACCCTCGGGGCGTCTTCGCGGCGGATCCATGTGGCCCGCTCTTCGGTGACCCCGCCCGCCGCCCGCGAGAAGACCAGCGCCGCACGGGCGCGCCCGAGGTCGCTGCGCGGGTGCCAGCCGCACTTCTCGCAGCGGTAACCGGCCTGGGCGTGCTGCGACTTCGGCGGGGTGACCTTGACCGCCCGAAGGCCGCACCCTCCGAGGTCAGCCGGGCAGGGCTGCGCGGCCCAATAGCTGCGGTCTTCGACAGGCCACCGACTCAGCGCCTTCGAGATTGACCAGCCGTCGGGATCCTCGGGCCGATCGAGCACCGCCGAGGCGAAGGGCACAACCTCGAGCCGGTTTGCGAAGTTCGGCAGGTCGGCCAGGATGATCTCGGCCCACTCTTCGGCCATGGCGTGGACGCCCTCGGAGCTCGCGTGGGGCTGCACGACGTAGCGACCGAGCGGGGCTTGGCCCCAGGTGATGAGAAGGGCCGTGGCCCAGAGCGTCGTCATGATTGCGTCGCCCGCGTCGAGCAAATCGGCCGACACGGGGGCCGGGGCGTGCGCGGGGTTGCCGCCGCTCACGAGCTCGCGATCGTAGACCGCCGCCTTCAGCGGGTCGGCCTCGCTTCGAATGCGGGCCATGAGATCCGGGGCGTCGGCGATCGCGCTCTTCAGTCGCGAGATACAGCGGCTGCAGATCAGGGCACCGTCCGCCGCCTCGCGGGGGACGCACCCGCGACAATCGCCCCCGTCCTTGCCGAAGTCGGGGCACGCCGCATAGTGCATGTCGCGAACGGCGCAGCCCCGCAGGCACACCCGGTCAGACATGCGCCGCCGTCGGCTGCGAGGGGCCGAGCACGAAGAGCGACACCGTGAGCACGAGCACCGCGAGGAAGAGCCCCGCCCGCCAGGTCACCGGCGACCCTTCCGAAGGAAGACCGGGCCGAGCTCTCGGAACTCCCGGGCCATCCAGATCGCGACGACGACGGCCCAGAGAATGCCGAGCCCCACGAGCACGACGACGGCCCAGAGAATGAACCAAACGATGGTGAGAATTGAATTCCAGTCGAACATATGAGGCCTCTTTCGTGATGTGTTGCGGGGTAGTTGGTCGGATGCCGCGAGCGGCTAAAACGGCGTGTCGTCGTAGAACGCCGCGTCGAGGGGCGCGGGCTCGACCGGGACGCCCGGCGTCGCTGTGTGCCACGCCTCGGCGCTCGGGGCGGCATATGCGGCGGGCACCGCTGCGGCTCGGCTTCGGCGCACGGGCACCAGGACCGGGTTCGTCACAATCAGGTTGATTCCCGAGCGCCCGTTGCGCTCCCACGGCTCGACCTTGACGCCGCCCTGCAGGTGAACCAGGGAGCTCTTCTCGACCAGGCCGAGCAGCGCGTCGGCGTGCTCATCCCAGAAGCTCGCCCGATACCAGACGGTGGGGCCGGTGTCTTCCCAGCCGCCCTCGGGCTTCGGCTTCTGCGGGGTTACGGGGATCGACACGTCGAGCACCCGGTGGCCCTTCGCGTCGCGGATCCCGACCTCGTTGGCGACGAAGCCCTCAATGCTGATAGTTGCTTTACTCATGCCGCTGTCCTTTCGATGTGGCCGAGCGTCTGCCCGGCCCTGATTTGTTCGCGTAGTTCTTCGGTCTTGGTGTCGTATCCGTCTTCGGGGCGTCCGAACCGGAAGCGCTCGCGCTGTACCCGCTTGGTCTGCCTCGATGCCAGGAACTCTTCGAGATCTCGGTCGGAGCTGAAGACGTTCACCGGCTAGCCCTCGGTCTCTTCGAATCGGGGGACGGTGCCCCGTTCACGAGCGATCTGTAGGGCTGTCCACTCTTTGGCGTATAGCCGAGCGTTGCCGCAGCGTTGGCAGGGGTAGTCGGATCCGCCCTGGTCTCGGTGTTTGTCGCAGAAGGATGAGGGTGGCAGTCCGTCGAGAGGTGGTCGAGCCGGTCGCCCCGCGCTCTCGCCCTCGGCTCGCTCCCGGTCTCTCCCCCGGTCGCTCTCCCACTCGCTCTCGCCCTCTCCCTCTCCCCCCTCTACCGCGACGTCCTCTCGATGAGCGCGCGACGGCATCGGGCGAGGGTCGCGCGGCGGCGGCGGCGGGATCTTCGACGGCTTCGCTCGATCGACTGCGGGCCACTCGATGATCGAGAAGTAAGTCCGCCCACCGGCTTCGTAGAGATCCAGGAAGCCGACCACTGCCAGCTCGAGCAGGTGCTCTTCGATCTGCGAGGCCGTCGGCTCGGGGTCCAGCGGGTACAGCTCCCGCGCTATCAGGCCCGGGTGCGCCGACGCTCGGCCCCGGTCGTCGGCGTACATGCGAAGCCCGGTCGCCGTCATTCGCACGAGTGCCGGAAGTTCGAGGAAGGCCTCGTCCGTGAATTGGCTGGGCGGAAGTGCCCGCTGTTTGAGTATCGCCATACCGTGCTATCCCTCGAATGATGGTCCTGATTGCGTGCGCGAGGTCTTCGAGCGCGACGACAAAGCACTCGGTCCAGCCGCGCCCATGGGGCAACACGGCCTCGCTCTGCTCGGCGCTCGTGAACGCCGGGTGAAACTCGCCGTGGAGCTCGGCCAGTGCGGCCCGCTCCCATATCGCCGGGGTGTCGCGCTCGACCCAGAGGATTTCGGCACCGCTCGCCGCGAGCGACTGAAGACGGGACGCGCGCCAGGCGCGCCCCACCTTCAGTACGCCTTCGGTGTGCCAGTACGCCACGTAAGTCATGGCGAGGGGCGGAATAAATCGGGTCACGCGGCCTCTTCGAAATCGGCGAAGAGTGACTGCTGGAGGGGCTTCCTCATGCGCTTCATGATGAGCGGAAGGTGAACCGCTTCCATCTCGATCAGGGTGCAGTCGAAGCCCTCCACTAGGCAGGCCTCGCCGGTCGTGCCCGAGCCCGCGAACAGGTCGAGCACGCGGCCCCCGGGCGGGGTGATGAGTCGCGCAAGCCAGCGCATGAGGGCCAGCGGCTTGACCGTCGCGTGCTGCACGTCATCCACGGTTGGGCGCTCTTTGGTCGGTGCCTTCGATTCGTACCGGAACAGGGGGAACTGTAAGAGCTCGGCGTCATGGTCGAACTTCGGAAAGATCGACGCCGCGCCCTTCGACTGCCGGTTGATCTCGGCGGCTTGGATCTCGTCAACCACCACATTCAGCGGCCAGCGGCCCCGGTCGCCCTCTACCACCTTGACGCCCTTGGTGCGCGTCGCTTCGAGGTTGAGCGCCCCGGTTCCGTACATGGCGATATTCGCCGCGACGGTGCCGACCAGAGGTTTGCGGGCAACGACGATCGGTTCGAAACCGGGCTTTAGAGCAGTGCCCCATGCGCCCGCCTTCTCGGCGTTCGGGTCAGCCGCCAGGCTCGCGAGGAACTGCCCGGCGTTGCCTTCACCCTCGCCCCAATCCTCGGGGCGCTCGTTGCTCCCGAGCTCGGCGACCAGGGCGTCGAGCTCGTCGCCGAACCCGAGGGCGGTCTTCAGCTCGGCCCACTGCCGAACCGAGGGCACCGCAGGCTGCGAGGCGAGCGAGGTCCAGTGCCCGGCCATGCCGTTGGTTCCGAACTTCGCGTCGATCCGTTTGTTCGTCCACCCGGCCTTGTCGCGTGCGGCCTTCAGGAAGCCGGTCACGGCATACAACGAGTCGAGCGAAGCGGCGACCGGGCGTTCGCCCGCCTTCCACTTCTCCATGGCGTCGGACACGTCGAGGCTCTTCGGAAAGCCCGTGCCGTAAATCCACATGATGCCGTCGCGGATCTGAAAGCCCGAGTCCTCGATCGCCACGGCGAGGCGGTGCCAGGTGCGCGAGGCACCGAAGGCGAGCAGGTGCGCGCCGGGCTTCATAACGCGGAACACCTCGGTCCAGAGCTCGACCGAGTAGGCGATCCCGGTGGAGTCCCAGCCCTTGCCCATGAACCCGAGCTCGTAGGGCGGGTCTGTGATTACGGCATCGATCGAGTTGTCTTCGAGCTCCCGCAGTACCAGCTCGGAGCGGCCATGCCAGAGCGTGAGCGGGCCGTCGGTGTAATGAATTTTGGTCATGCCGCAACCTCCTTGGATTGTGTCTTTGGGGGCGTGCGCGTCGCGCCGCCTTCGTTGTCGATCCAGACCTGCACGAGCGCCCCAAACATGGGGTTGTCTTTCACGAGCAACGGGATGGATGCGGGGTCTTTGCCCTGCGCGACGCGGAAGCCGCGCTCCTCGGCAATGATCGGGTTGCTCTCGATCTCGCCGTGGCATCCCGTCGTGCCGGTGCCATGCACGAGCACGAGGTTGCCCGCCATGTTCGCCTCGGGTCGAACCGTCCCGCCCATGCCGCGAGCGCGGCGGTGTTGCAGGGAGTACTCGCCGAACACGAGCCGCACCGGCCCGCCACACCAGCGGCAGCGGATTCCGTCACGTCGAACGACGTCGGCGCGAACGCTCGGGCTCGGTGCTGCGGGTGCCCGCTTGCGCTTGCGCGTCGGCTTCGGGTAGGCCGGGCTCATTTGTGTTCCCCGCGAAAATTGGCGTTGAGCGATCGCAGGATATCGACGTCTTCGGTCAGGGACTTGCGGCGTTCTCGCGCGTATTCGAGCGCGAGCTCGCAGGTGTCCACCCATTCGCCCGCCGTGATTACTTGGTCGTCTGCCTCGGCTTCGATCCTGCGGTCTTCTGCCGTCTTGCCGGTGGCCCGCTTCCGCGCGTATCCCTTCGCCACGAGCAGCTGCCGCTTGGCATCTTTCAGCGCCTTCGACCGGGTGTTGAGGATCGCGGGGGCTTCGGCAATCAGCTGGCGGGCGTAGAGCAGCGCGCCCGCGCATTGGATCGGCGAGGGGAACATGGCCAGGAGCGCGTCTTCGTCCAGCTCGGCCAGGTTCAGGGGCACGAAGCCGGGCGCGATTCCGGCGAGCACTTCGCCGGAATCGACGTCGACAATCGCGCTCATGCGGCCCCGCCCTTCGTGCGCTTGCGGCCCGCGCGGGGCTTCTGCGGTACGGGCTTGACCGGGCTGGGCTTCGGCGGGTTGGCGGCGAGCTCTTCGAGTGCTTCGCGAATGGCCGCTGCCATGGAGGTCTCGGGCTCGGGGGCGAGCTCACGGCCAGCCGGGGCGGCGGGCTTTGGGGTCTCGACCGGTTCGGGCTCGACAGGCTCGTGCTCGGCCACCTCGGCGACCGGCGCGGGTTCGGCGACCTGCGCGGGCTGCGCCGCTTTTACCTCGGCGAGGCGGGCGCGTAGCGCCTTCTCGATCGGGATAGTCACCGCTCGAGCGGCCCTCGCGTCGGCCTTGATCGCGTTCACTGCGTCGGGTGTCTGCGCGGCCTCGATCTCGGCGAGCCAATCGCGCGTCGACGGCGTGAGCTCGGCCCCGCGTTTGCTCGGAGCAATGGGGCCGGATTCGGTGGGCTCGGCGCGGTCGCCGATTGCGTCGCGGAATGCGCGCCTGAGTGTCGCCCGGACTACCGCAGCGCCGAAGAGGGCGTGCGGCTTGCGTGCCCAGAGGTCGGCCCACTCGGGCTCGGTGGGCACGCTCTCGCCCCAGACGATGACAACCGACGTCGGGACGGTCACGCCCTCGCGGTGGACAACACCGCGAGCGAGCAGCGGCACCGGGTGGTCTTCCGTAGGCGGGAGGTACGGCGACCAGCTCGCGGCGTCATTCGAGAACGACACCTCGGTGCCGCGCCACTCCCCCGTGCCGATTGCCAGGCGCTCGTAGTCGGCGATCGTCGCCGAGACTTCCTCGAGCGTTGCCCCGTTCACTTGGACGCCTTGTCGTGCGCCGAGATCGTGAGCGTCGGTTTGTATTTCGGGGCGAAGTAGAGCGCGGCGGCTGCGGCTTCGGTCGCGGCCACCCGCTCTTTCAGCGCGAGGTATTCGGCATACCCCTGGGGTTCCGCCTCGGCCCACTTCTCGGCGTCGAGCTCGTCGGTTGTCTTGACCGTGAGAACGAACCCGGCGACGCTGCCCGAGCGCTTCAGCCCTACCTTGTCGGAGCCCGGAACCTTCAGGATCTCGGCGCGGATGATCTTCTCTTGCGCCTTCTCGATCTTCTCGGCGGCGGTCTTGACGCGGCGCGCTGCCGCGTGCCGGGCGAGGGCGTCGTCCAATTCTTCGGAGGTCTCGGGGTCGCGGTCAGGTGCTCCCGCAGCGCGCCAGGCTATGAACTCGTCGGCGGCGACGACGAGCTGCGCTATCCGCAGGTCGTCGCGCTCGATCCAGAGGAACGAGGGCTCGTTGTCGAGATCCGGCTGGCCGTCTTCGGCCATGGTCTCCCAGGCGTACAGCCACCGGTTCGCGCCCGTAACGTGCATGCCGAACTGGCACTGGTCGAAGTGCTCGGCGGGGATCCCGGTGTTCGTCCAGCCGTACTTGTGCGACTTGACCTCCGAGCCGACGAACTCGCCGTCGATGATCGACAGGCCGTCGGGCGTCGCCATGTGTAGGGGGTTCGCGGGGTGGTGAAACAGCGAGCGGTTCGGCGAAATACCGAAGTACTCCTCGACCCAATCGGCTAGGAAGGCCTCGCGCTCGTTGCCCCTGCGGGTGTCGGCGTTGCCGTAGAACGTCGAGCCGTTGAGCTTGTTCTCGAGCATGGTTCGGCGCGCTCGTGCGCCGCCGTTCGCCAGGGTGCGGGGCTCGGTGGCCGAGACTCCCGCCGCCCGAGCTTCCAGCCATGCCTCGCGGTCGGCCTCGGCGTCGGCTACGGGCACCGGAGCGTGGGTGGCGGCGCTCACTCGGCACCCCCGGCGAAGACGCCGGTGGCGTTCCGCAGGAATGAGTTGGCGGCGGCGTCGCTGGGGTCGTCGGCCAGGCCGAAGTCGAAGTCGAGGGTGCCGTCTTCCAGGCGCTCGGCCCGAACCCGGCCCATGATTTCGAGGACGGCGTTGATGTCGTCTTGATCGCGCAGCGGCTCGGCGAACACTATGCCCGCCGTAGGGGTGAAAATGTCGCCGTCGCGGGTGTGGTCCACCTTGGTGGATACGCAATCCATGATCGTGAGCACGACGTGGCGGCGCTCGGGGTGCTTCACGAGAGCGCCCTGGATCTTGTCCATGCCGCTCTCTTCGGTGTCGGGCAGTCGGCCCGAAAGTTTGGTGGTCATGAGTGGCTCCTTCGTCTTGCGTGTTGCGGGTTGGGTTCGGGGTCTTCGGCCATGGCTTGCTTTGTCTTGACGTAGAGCCAGGCGGTGATGAGGGCGGCGAGCACGGTCCAGACGCAAAAGAACACGAGAACGGATCCCATTACGCGGCTGCCTTCAGCTCGAAGACGCGAGCGCGCCGCCCCGATTTGGTCGGGCGGAACTTGCCGGGGGTGATTTCGACCAGGCCCTTTTCGGTGAGCTCGGAGCGGGCCGAGCGGATCCGCTGCGGGGTGTACTTCACGCCCGCCCACTCGGCGAGGGCGACCAGCTCGTGGTCGGCCATGCCGCCCGCCGCCGCCTGAAAGAGCGATACGACCGCATTCTGCGATTCGTTGAGGTCGGCACCTCGGCCCGCGTCGACCGAAGTAACCGGGTCGGTCTGGCGCGAGCGGGGCGTGGTGCCGTCGAGTGCGAGGCTCACGCGGCGGCACTCATGGTCGCGCCGGTCAGCCACGAGAAGCCGCGATCGCTCGCCCGCTCGTGCCGCTCGTTCCCGAGCTCGGCGACCGAGGGCGTCGCTCTGCGTAGGCGGCGATCGGTTGCCCGCTCCTGCCGATCGATCGCGTTCTCGGAGCACTCGCGGCGCAGGCGGCGTTCGACCCGAGCGGCGCGCGCATCCTGCCAGCGCGAAGACTCCTCGCGGCGGCGCTGCGGCGAGAGGTTGCCCTCGGCGTCGGGCATCTTCACGATTCGGAGCGTGCGGCTCATGCGGCGCGCCTCGCGTCCGCGAAGGCCTCGGCGGCGACGTAGTGCCCGGCGTCGCAAAGAACGTCGTAGATGTTCGCCAGGTACACGGCGTCGATGATCGAGCGGTAGCGCTCGGGGAAGGTGTAGGCGAGGGGCTTCGTCGGGGTCGCGTCGCTCGCGAGTCGGAGGAACACGGGCACGATGTGGTGAACCTCGCGCAGGTGGTCGATTACCTCGCGCTCGAAGCGAGACACGATCGCGCCGAGCTCTTCGTGGCGGTGGCCCTTGGCGAAGAGGTAGTCGGCCAGGTTGATCTTGCCCGCGTTGTTCGCGCCCTGCGGGGTGAGCAGAGACCGCTCGAGCGACGACAGGCCGGGCTCGACGGGCTCATCGTTCGCGAGGGCTTCGTCCGCTTTGGCGATCCGCTGATCGTGATCGGCGGGCGTCGGGTCGGGCTCGTAGGGCGGGGGCTGCGGCGTCGCGAGCGCTCCCGCAATGTCGGTGGCGAGCGTCTGCCGGAGTTCTCGCGCCAGGTGGGGGGCGAGGATATCGAACGCCTGCGCTCGCACCAGGGCGGCGTGCGCGGGGTGGAGTGGAATGGGGGTGAGTTTTGCCATTTCGATGTGCCCTTCGATTTGTCGTGCTACGCGGCGAGGTTGCCGCGAATGGGGGTGATTTTTGCCTTGGCTGCGCGGTGCTCGCAGGGTCGGCCCTCGATGTAGGCCTCGGCGCAAGCGGCGTCAATTGCCCAGCGCCCGCCCACCTTCTGCTGCGTGCCATGCAGGGTTCCGCCTTCGAGTGCTAGGCGGATCGTTACCGGGTGCTTGCGTGCTACGGCTGCGGTCTCGGCGACGTTGAGGTAGGTCTTCACGCGGCGCGCACCTGCTCGACCCGCTCGACCCGGAAAAGCGAATCGAGGGCCACGCTCGGGAATGCCGCCTTGAGCCCAGCTATGAACTCGTTGGATGCCTTGCTCCGTCCCGTGCTCACCCGGTAGAGGGTGACGGGATCGACGCCGATTCGCCGGGCGAGCTCGGCGTCGGAAGTGATTTCGTGTGCTCGACGCAGTTCGTCCAGCTTGGGCCGGTTGAGAATCAGGCGGTTGGCCGCGATTCCGCTCTTGGTTGGTGATTGCATAGTCGCAACCCTGCCATGGCGGCATGCGCAATTGCAAGTGACTTGCAAGCGTGCAATAGGTAGACATTGCGTGAACGGCTACAACTTGCAAATGCGTTACGCAAACTCATTGCAAGCACGCAATGTCACCTGCTAAGTTTCCAGCTATGTCAAAGAACCCGAGCCTGTCTAGATACCTCGAAGCCCTCTCCGACACCGAAACAGACAAGAGCATCGCCGAGCGCTTGGCGGTCAGCCCCTCAACCGTTGGCCGGTGGCGCAAGGGTGAAAGCGACATAACTCCCCGCGCGCTCGTGAACCTCGCCCGGGCTTACGGCCAGCATCCGCTCGGCGCTCTGCTCGCTGCGGGATACCTCACCGACGGCGAGATCGACATGGTTGCCGATCGGGTCGAAGCGCCGAAGCGCTGGACGCTCGATGACTTCACCACGCGGGAACTTCTCGAAGAGGCGCTGCGCCGCACGCCGACCGCAGAGGAAGACGAAGCCAATGGCCTGGGTTGAGAAACTAGCCTCGGGCAAATGGCGCGGCCTCTACCGCCTCGCCGACGGGCGCAGGCGATCGGCGGGAACCTTCACCCACAAGAAAGCCGCGCGCGACGCCGCAACCGACGCCGAGAGCGACACCCGAAAAGCGAACTGGCGAGATCCCCGAATCGGAATGATGCCCTGGGGCGACTGGCACGCGACGTGGTGGCCGACTCGATCGATCGAGCCTTCGACCAGGCAGGCCGAGGCGAGCATGGTCGAGCACCACATAGCGCCGTACTGGGGCGACCGGCCCCTCGCAACTATCACGCGGCACGACGTACAGGCGTGGGCTACTTACCTCGTCACGGAGAACAGATCCGACGACGACGACAAGCCGAAGTATCTAGCAGCTTCGACCGCGCGCCGAATCCTAAACGTCTTCGTGTCGAGTCTCACCGCAGCCATTGACGCCGAGCTCTTGACCGCGAATCCCGCCGTCCGGATCAAGCTTCCGCCGCCGCCGCCGAGCCGCGAGGTGTACTTCACCCGCGAGCAGTACGACGCGATTGTCGAGCAGGTGCCGCGCCAGGCCGACCGCGCGTTGCTCGACTTCCTCGTGGGCACGGGTGCGCGTTGGGGCGAAGCGTCCGGGCTGCACCTTCACAATCTCGACCTGCGGGGCGGCGAGGTGACTTTCGCCGACGTGTGGGATCGGCACGAAATCAAGCCCTACCCGAAGGGCCGACGCGCTCGCCGGGTGCCGCTCTTGCAATGGATCGTTGACGATCTCGAAGTACCCGAGGCGAAAGACTGCGGGATCCACCACCGGGTCGGCTCGTGCTCGAGCGGGCTTGTCTTCCCCGCCGAGCGCGGCGGCATCCGCGACAGCCGGAACTTCTACCAGCGAGTCTTCGCGCCCGCAGTCGAGCGCGCCGGGTTGGCCCACCTCGGGGCGACCCTTCACGATCTCCGCCACACATACGCCTCATGGCTGATCGCGGGCGGTACGAGCCTCGCGCGGGTTTCCGAGCTCTTAGGTCACGCGAGCATGAGCACGACCGAGATTTACACCCACCTCGTTCCGATCTCGGGAACCGATATCGAAGACGCAATGCGCACGCCGCGTGGGGCAAACGTGGGGCAAGCCGTCGAAACGCCGGGCATTGCGCGACTACGCCTCGTTGCGCAATAAGGCGGCTTGACCGGGGGTTTCGCTATCTCCCGCTATACCCCGCTATTCTTGCCAATACGCCCCCGAAGACCCTCCGAAGGAATAGGTCGCTGGTTCAAATCCAGTCGAGGGCACATTCATCGTGTTGGGGGAATGGCACCGGCATGAGAGCCCTCTTCGCCATCCTGCGGATCGCCGTCGCCCTGGCGATCATCGCCGCCATCGTCGGTCAGCTGATCACGAGCCTCGACTTCTGGTCGGGCCGGGGCGTCACGAACGTCGGCAGCAATGTCGTGAACTTCTTCAGCTTCTTCACCATCGAATCCAACATCGGCTCGATCGTCGTGCTCCTCATCGGCGCGATCATCCTCATCGTGCGCCGCGGAGCCGACCCCGACTGGTTCCAGGTGACGCGCGCCGCCGTCGTGACCTACATGATCGTCACGGGCATCGTCTACAACGTGCTTCTCCGGGGGATCGAACTTCCCCAGGGCGCGACGCTCGGCTGGTCGAACGAGATCCTTCATGCCGTCGCCCCCGCCTACCTCCTCCTCGACTGGTTCCTCGCGCCGGGCCGCCGGCCCCTGGCAGCCCGCCGGATCGTGGTCATCCTCACATTCCCCATCGCCTGGGTCGTGTACACACTCGTACGGGCGCCTTTCGTGGTCGACCAGGTGTACGGAACGGACTACTGGTACCCGTATCCGTTCCTCAACCCGCACTCGTCCCCGCAGGGCTACGTCTCGGTGGCGTTCTACGTCGTGCTCATCGCCGCGGTCATCGGGCTGACCGGCGCAGGTGTGCTCTGGGTCTCTCGCCGTGAACACCGCGCGACCATGAAGACTCGACAGGCGTCCTAGCCTCGGCCCAGCCACGGGCGCTTTACTGGACGCATGGCCACAACAGTCGCAGACCAGCTCATCGCCCAGCTCATCGACGCGGGGGCGCACCGCATCTACGGAATCGTGGGCGACAGCCTGAATCCCATCGTCGACGCCGTTCGCCGCACCGGAGGTTCGGCCAAGGGCGGTATCGACTGGATCCACGTGCGCAACGAGGAGGCGGCGGCGTTCGCCGCCGGCGCTGAGGCACAGCTCACCGGACGGCTCGCCGTCTGCGCCGGAAGCTGCGGCCCGGGAAACCTGCACCTCATCAACGGACTCTTCGACGCCCACCGGTCCGGCGCCCCGGTGCTCGCCATCGCCAGCCACATTCCGAGCATCGAGATCGGCAGCTCGTACTTCCAGGAGACGCATCCCGACCGACTCTTCGTCGAGTGCTCCAACTACTGCGAGCTCGTCTCGACGGCCGAGCAGGCGCCCCGCGTCGTGAACTCGGCCATCCGTCACGCGACAGGGCTCGGGGGCGTCGCCGTCGTGTCGCTGCCGGGCGACATCGCCGAACTGGATGCCGTGGGCTCGGCCCCCGCGTTCGTTCTGCCCCGGACTCCCGCCATCGTTCCCGACGCCGCCGATGTCGCAGCGCTCGCCGCGGCGGTCAATGAGGCGAAGACGGTGGCGATCTTCGCGGGCGCGGGAGTCGAGGGGTCGCACGACGAGGTGGTGGCCTTCGCCGACCTGCTCGCCGCTCCCGTCGGCCACACCGTCCGCGGCAAGCAGTGGATCCAGTACGACAACCCCTTCGATGTGGGCATGACCGGTCTTCTCGGCTATGGCGCGGCCCACGCGGGCATCCACGATGCGGAACTCCTGATCCTGCTCGGCACCGACTTTCCCTATGAGCAGTTCCTCCCCGACGGCCAAAAGGTGATCATCGCCCAGGTCGACGCCGACGCATCCCACCTCGGCCGGAGGGCGAGTGTGACGCACGCGATCCACGGCGACGTCGCATCCACCATCGCCGCGCTCACCCCGCTCATCAGAGGCGGGCGCAGCAGGTCGTTCCTCGACAAGACCCTGAAGCGGCACCACCGACTCCTCGATTCCGTCGTCGGCAAATACACCGACGTCGACACGACCGTGCCCATTCACCCGGAGTTCGCCGCGACGGTGCTCGACGAACTGATGGCCGACGACGCCATCGTGACGGCCGACACCGGTATGGGCAATGTCTGGCAGGCGCGGTACATCACCCCGAACGGGCGGCGGCGATTGCTCGGTTCGTACCTGCACGGGTCGATGGCGAACGCCGTTCCCCAGGCGATCGGCGCCCAGTCCGCGTATCCGGATCGGCAGGTCGTCACGATCTCGGGCGACGGCGGACTCTCGATGCTCCTCGGCGAACTCGTCACGATCGCGGCCTACTCGCTGCCGGTCAAGGTAGTCGTGTTCAACAACTCGACCCTGGGTCTCGTGAAACTCGAGATGTTCGTCGACGGCTATCCCGACTTCGGGGTGGATGTGCCGGGAGTCGACTACGCCGCCGTCGCCGCGGCCCTCGGCTTCTTCT